CGCGGAAGCTCGCAATCTCGCGCAGTGCATCATCGCTGCTGACAACGCCAGGCTTGCTCAATTCCGACAGCGCATCATCAATCGACTTGACTGTATTCTGATACTGAACTGGTCCGGCTGCATCAACCTTTGGCACTAACGTTTCATAGCGCTGGCCTGCTGCTTGCTTGATCCTGTCCGTCTGTGCTTTCAAGCTGCTGATAACAGCATCAGGCTTCGGCTCAGGGAAAGCCTCACCAAGCTCTTGAATGGCTCGCTGACGCGCTTCTTGCTGAGTCGCTCGCAAACCTCCCGTGCCTGCAACAGGAATGCGCTCGCCGATTGAGCGAGCTGACTTGCCGATAAAAGTGGTTGGCTCAACTACGTCAGTGGTCATAAGCGGAATATCGGCTCGCTGTGCTGCTTGCACCAGCTCAGATCCGGCAGCAGGCTGGCCGCGCATAATCCCGCGACCAGCATCAATTGCACGCCCTACACCACCAGCAATAAGCGGTGCCGCTGCACCCATAGCGCCAGACAATGCCACCTCGCCGCCGTCAAACTCACCGCCAACAGCCTGTTGACCACCCTCGATAGCGGCCTGAGTCAGAGCGGAGCCAGCACCGAGTGCTGCGGCCTGACGCAATGCGCCGCCACCTGCAACGCTTGCAGCTCTGCCAGCAGGCGTAAACGCAGCCATAAGACCAGCAGTTTGCGCTACGTCGATAGGACTCACGCCTGGCTTGTTGATTACCGTGCGCGCACCGGTCCGGTTATTGGCCGCGATGATGTTGCCCTTTTCATCGTACTGAATGCCAATGTCTGGCGATGCAGCTTGTAATGCCTGCGCGATCTCTTCCGGGTTCGTCATTGTCGATATGGTGGCAGCAAGCGCGGCTGATTTCCCGGCAGGAATATCAAGGCCTGACAGGATCCCGCTGCTGGTCAGCTCTGGCAATTCTTGAGTGGCGCGCGTTTCACGATCTGCACCGGTAAAAAAGTTTCCAATGCTTTCCATCATTCCGGGCTGCTCAGGCTTTGGCGCTGGCGTTTGTGGCTGTTGAGCCATAAGCCGCTGAGCCTGAGCAATTACATCGGCCTGACTCGCGCCAGCAGGGCCGCGAATCTTAATGATCTGACCGTCTGGGGCTTTGACTTTGTATTCTTGCATGGCCATTAAGGAATGATCTCCCAGCCGCCCATATTCTGTTGCTCTGGCTGTACGTTGTATTTCTGATTTATGCGCGTCTTGCCGGCCTTAAAATAATCCTCGATACGGTTTAGACTTCGCTTAAAAGCATCCTCTGGCATATCAAGCTGCAACGACCCAACTGCCGATGTTAGTGCCGCGCCCTCTCGCTCGGTTAGCGCTCCAAGCCCTTTCATTTTTTCAACTTCTGCCAAGAAGGCCTGAGACTTTAAGCTCTCAATGAGTCCTTGGGTTTCTTTTGCTGCGGTTCCCGGTAGGTATGCAGTAACGCCGGGAACGCCGACCGCAGAGCTAAAGCCGCTGCTGTTTTTAATCTCGTTGATAGTGTCAATAGCCCTATCGAATGTGGCGAGCGCGCTCTTTCCGGCTACGTCCTTATCGCGCTTAGCTGACTCAAGCTGTCCACGCTTTTCCTCAAGCTTTAAAGCAAGCTCTTGACGGCGCAGGTCGTTTGTTTCGTTGTCCAGTTGCTTGCCAAGCATACTCACTTGGCGGTCTAGCGCCTTGTCTGCCAGCGTGAGCTGTTTCAGGCTTCGCGCTTGCGCCCTATTCGCCGCCCCTTCCTGCTGCTGAATATCCTGGCCGCGCATTTGCACATCTTGGCCGCGAACTTGCGCGTCAATCTTGGCGCGCGCACCGGTCACGTCAAAGTATTTCTCAGGGCCGAGCGCCAACAGCGAGAACTTGTCAGCACGATCAGCCAGCGCCGCCGGATCCTGTTGCAGTGTTTGCATCAGCATCTCCGGTTCATACCCAGGCCCTGCACTGCGCAAAACATCAGCATTCTGCGCGATCAGGTTTGCAGCGGCTTGCGGATCGGTTGCGGCAAACTGGCTGAGCTGAACGCCAAGCGAGCCGAGCGCGGTTGCTTTCTGCTCATCTTGAAAGCCTAGAGCGCCTTTGATTTGCTCGTACTGATCGGGGAATTCACCCATCAGCGCAGCAAGTTGTTGGCGGTCGCCCGACTGGAACGCTTGGCCGAATGCTTGCTGGAACATCCCCTGACGTTCGGATTGGGCTTGCGCCTGCTCAATGGCTAAGTCTTCCATTTCTGTGCGGCGCTTATTTTCGGCGTAATTCTGCATTGCCCCTAGAGCGCGATCCCATTGATCTTGCATACCCCTGTTGCGCATATAAAGCGCGTTAGCATAGTCAACCATTTACTTTTGACCTCCAGCAAAACCACCGGCAACGCCACCGGCAACCGCTCCCCATGGTCCGCCCATCTGCCCGCCTGCTGATGCGCCCTGCATAGCGCCACTCAGGATTGCAGGAAGCGCCCGCTGCCTGCTCAATTGGTACTTAGCAACCGCGTCGCCTTGACCTTGCATAAATTGAGAGATTGCCGAGGAAGTCTGGCCGCCCATGTTTGTGACCACGCCCTGACCGCCAAGGCCCGTGTTGATCATGTTCCCATAGTTACCAAGCTGCTGCTGTATGGCGTTTTGCAGCATCATGGGGCGGAACTGGAATAGCGCTGTATTTGTATTGCCACCGCGAAGTCCGCCAGTCGCCGACGCATTTTGCATGATTGCGTTTTCGCCGTATTTTATAGACTCCTGGAAACCGGGCATACCCTCAAGCCTGGCAATTGCAGCGGCCTGCTCTTCCGCCGTCCCTCCGCCTGCTAGGGCCGAATAACCGGCAATGCCTTGGTATCCTGCATCCATGTAGGGCTTATAGTCTGTGCGCGTCAGGTCATATTGCCTGCGCTGCTCTGCTATCGCCTTGTTAAGCGCATCAACTTGGGCCGCTGCGGCCTTTTTCGCGTTCTTGCTGCCCTTGCTATCGCCGCCCATAAGGCTCACCTCTAATCAGGCTTAAAACCCACAAATCAATAAACTCACCATCCCGGCAAACGGCTTGCCTTTCCCGTCCATCAAGTGAGAATCCTAGCTTTCTCACAAAATTCAAAACCTCGGGGAAGATGCAGACAACCGATGTCCTTATCCTATGGCAAGGATGCTTTTCGAATACCCAGTCTATCACCATCTTGCAAAATTCAACCGATTCAAATTTCCTGCTCGACGGAATGCAAAGGTGTATCTCGACCTCGTTAACGCTTTTATGTATGCACATTGCGCACAGCTCTGGATTACCTCCGATACTGCCAACAAGATAGAAGACATTTGCATCGTCAATGAACCCGTAATAAGCCGAATCCGCGTAACGATCCTGCACAAACGGGTCATCATAAAGCGCCCGGATCAAGTCAGGATTCATGCACAGGTCAACCCTCATACGACCTGCCATCCTGTTTTGCTGCCGTAGTCGGCCGATGTGTTGACATAGAGAACACCGTTTGCGAGGTCAAGATAAAGCCTGCTGCTGTTGGCCTCCACCACGTTAGTCGGCGGCCCGTCACCGGTTTTCATTGTAGCATCAGCAACGGCGGCTGATAGGTTTTCCATATAACGAATTACGCGCTCATTGATACCGCCAATAGACGCAAGCTCATTGCGTGGCGGCGCAGGGATCGACGGCTTAGGCATTCAGCGGCTCCACTGTGATCTCCAAGCGCGACGGCGTGAACAGGGACTCGTTGGCAACACGGAAGCGCATAGACATTTGCGAGTTTGCCCGACCAATGCGCCGCCACTTTGGAATTTCGTCAAAGTCACCACGCTTGCCGGCTGCTGTCCACCGCTCTTGGCTGTAGGTGATGCCGTTACGGCTCACGCTCAGTGATATTTGCGGGCTTACACCCACCTGAACGCGCCCCGGGAGCCCGTACAAAGCCACCTCATGCACGATAAACCCGCGACCATCACCGAACCCTAGCGGCGTGGAGAACTCACGCAGAATGGGCAATCCGTACTCGGTCATAACGGATTCATCCAGACGGCCTATTTGGCCGGTAGTGAGGTCTCCAACAATCCATTGGCCAAAAGCCCGCGTGAAGTCGCGCAGCCGATAAGGCCCGCTGTCGCTCTTGCGGATATGCCACAAAGGCACCCCAGCAGCCCGGCTGCCGTAAACGTCATAGACAAGTGTTTGGTCTGGCAGATTGATCGTGACGAAATACTGACCGCTCAATGAGTAGGTCTGGCAAGTTATACCGCTTAGGACCACCGGGCCGTAGCTCTGGATTACCTTTTCAATGTCATCTGAGGCAATCTTCTGAGCCTGTCCACCCGCCGCAAGGTAAACGCTTGGGGCCTCACCTCTGCCAGCGCCGACAAAGAACAGGGCGTCCTCGACCTCTACCGCTGCCTTGGTGCCGACTACGCCTTTGGTGATCATCGCGCCAGCAATACGGGCGAACGGGAACCCAGCACCGCCAGCGTTCTGGAATACTTCAATGGTCTCAGTGCCGCACACATACGGCTCGTTGCGCACTTTGACGATAGCGACGTTGGCGTCACCCTCAAACTCAGCCGAGCCAAACGACAGCGGGTTAATAACCGTCGGGTCTTGCAGGCTTGAGTTGAAAATAAACTGCTCATCGATGAACAGGAAATATCCATCGACGTAGATCACATCAATGGCGCGGGCGAAGTTTGGATCTGTGATTTCTTCAACTCCACCGCCTTGCGTCCAGTAAAACGCGCGACCATCAGCGACAATACAGATGCGGTCGATGCTCTTCGCAATCGCTACCGGGCCGCTGCCTGGTATTGCGCCCAGCGACTCTGTGATGCCGTTGGAATATACCCGGATGAATTGGCCGCCGCTGACTTGGTAGACCAGCCCGTTAAACTCGACAGCCCCGCGCGCTGCACCTTCACCCATGGCGAACGGAACAACGCCGGGCGTTTGGCGCAGGTATGAATTGGATAGACCATTCTCCATCACCACCGGGTAGTAGTTGACCGGATAGCTCTGCCGGTAGTCGGCCTGAGCGTTGCTGTAGATGCCTGAGACTATGCTGATTTGTGGCATGGATTACTTCCCGCCGCCTTTCGGTGCTTTGCGCTTAACCTTTCCGCCCTTCTTCCACAGCGAATCGCATGCGAGCTTTTTAGGTGTGCCTGACTTGGCTTCGGCACAGTTGTGGCGCGCTCTGAAATTCTTGCGGGCTTCGTCCGAATAGTTGTTCGGGTAGGATGAGTCGCCCGCGTGAATCTTGGTCTCTTTTCCATCCTTGCAGACTTTCTGCATTACTTTCTTGCCGGCCCGATCAGACTTGTAGACCTTGCCGCACTTCATGTCTGCTTTTTTCATGGCTGCACCTCAATTAATCAGTATTAGCCGCATCGAATCCATTGCCCTAGGGCGGACACGTAACAGAACGCAGCAAACCCGCCAATCGCAAGCGTCGTCACCCCGCCGACAAACGACCCGCCGGCAAGCGTTAGGGCTGTGATTGCTTGAGTTGTGGTTACTGTAACTCTCCGGCCATTAGATGGCGCGGCAGGCATTGTCACGGTAAGCGCAGCAAGCGGCCCAGCTGGTGCTATAGCGAGAAGTGACGCTTCATTTGATACAGCAACGTTTGCGCCTGTTAGCGGTGCTGAGTTCTGTACTGTTTCGGATTGTCCGGCTAAAGCTGGTCTGTACATCGCTCAATACCTCGATACAGTTGCGCGAAAGCTTGCGGCACCGGTAACTCCGGCAAGGGTGATCCTTGCGCGAACGGCTGGTCCTTGCGCGTAAGGCATCATCCGTGACGGAAGGTATGCGTCTGCGGCGTTAAATACGCCGTCGCGCACATCCTGATAATTAATGTCGTCCGGGGTCATAGTGAAAGTTACAGTGCCGGCGCTTGGCGTAACCTGCGCACCGGCAGCGTTGAAGAACCTAATCGACCCTAGGTAAGCGTCGGAGAACGCGGTGTCCATCTCTTCGGACAGGAAGCTTGCAGCTGCAACGGTTCCCTGTATGTCGAAGCAGGCGGGTATTCTGTTAAATGGCATGTAGCCTCCTAGGGCGTAACCGTTCCCGTGGTCACAAACCCGTCACCCAGTGTCATGGTGATGACGCTAGATGACAGGTCGAACTGAATAGACGCGCCCTTAAGCGCTGCATTGAAGTAGGTCGCCATGTCAGACGCGGCAATCTGTTTTGTACGGCCATTGTTGCTGACGACTGCGAACTGATCGCCAGCATTCAGCACGTCGGTCGATGGCAGGTTTTGGATGGTTGTCATGGCTGCAAATATCCTTGCCCGTTAGTGTCAATTGGCCCAGCGTTGTCGGCGTCCAATGTGTCGGTTTGGCGGTAGTAACGCATCCAACGATTGTTACGCAGCGAGTTGCCACTTCCGCGCGGCATACGGTTCGGGTACTGCACAGTCGGCAGGAATTGGATTGCAGACAGTAGGGACGTCATTGCACTGGATGCGCCCGCATTCACGGACTGCGTCACCGCCTTGCCGTACGTGTCGGCTAGGTCAATGGCCAAGTGATACGTCACAGCGCGGTAGGCAATATCAGGAATGCCAACCGGGTCTGAAATGTTTGCAGTCTCTGGATCTGCTGCGAACGCGTAACCAATCTTGATCCCGCGCGCGTCCCAGTCGGCCATCATGTACTCAAGCGCAACAACGCCGGCTTTCAGTTCCTCTGGGTCAATCTCGTAATCGAACCCGGTAACAGCCAGCTTGTTGAGCGCGCTCGCTACAATGTCACTCTTGGTCGTTGCCATCATCCAGCCCCAACACTTCGCGCAGCTTAGGTTCGCCCATACGCTGCCAGCCCTTGATTCCGCGCTCTTTCGCGGTTTCGCGCAACAGTTTCAACGCTTCGTCCGGCGTATCACCGTCATCGTCCAGCTCTTCAATTGAGCGCACCCAGCCATCGGCAAAAAGTGCTTTCTCTTCGCTTTCGTCAGCCACTTTTGTCTCGCAGATGACGCCAGCTACAAATTCTTTACCGCCTTTGCGGTAGTAACAGCGAATGCCCATACACACCCCAGAAAGGTGAAAGGGGGCCGAAGCCCCCAATCAGTTAGGCCAGAATAGCCACGCCGTTGCGGCTTGGGTCGATGTTTACAACATCGTTCCAAGTGAACAGACGGCAGCGAAGGGTCAAGTCATCAATACGGCCCTGGTAGGCGATATAGAGCTTGGTGCCGCTGGACAGGGTGGAACTCATAACTTCCATCCCGTCGAGCTGACCAAGCAGCTCAAACGGAATGTCACCGTCCACGATCTCTACCGAGTCGTTCGCCCAGAAAATGTTATTACGGGCGGTGGCGT